CTTATTTTAGCTCTTACAATGTTAGCTTTGTTTGTAGATCCTGCGTATCCTAGAAACGAATATCTTAACGAGTATGGTGCAAGATGTGGAGATTTTGAAGTAAGAACAGACAGACGTGATACTGATTATAATTACTCAGACAATAGTACAAACGAACAAGAATATTTAAGTTTCACATACAGAAAATATTTAGGTGTAGATTGTAAAACCATAAACGAAAACGTAAAAATTAAACAACAATTAGAGTTGATGAAGATGTGTGGTCGAGTTAATGCTAATCCAACACTAAAACATAACCCTGAATTCTCTCTATTGGTCAATAAATGCAGGGGTATTGCTCCTTCAGGCATTGATAATAGACCTAATGATGCAAATAGCCATTGGGATACCCTTAAAAATAACTATAAAAAAGAAAACCCTGATGTTATATTGATGAACGATAAATTTATAGGACCTAAAAAAGATAAATGAGTAAACAACCATTAAACATATCAGAATCCGCTTCTGTGCAAATGCCAATGAAGACGGTTGCTAGTTTGATTATTCTTGTTGCAATGGGCGTATTCGCATATACAGAGCTAACTTCAAGATTAGTATCGTTAGAGACTTCACGTGAATTGTTTGAAAATGATTTACTAAAAAAATCAGAACAGGTCCCGGTAGACCAAGAACAGCTATTTTTATTGGAGGATCTTTATAAGTCTGTGGAAAAAATAGAAATTAGAATAGAAAATATGATGCACAATAAAGTCAACATACAATTTTTACAAAAACAAATGGAAAAAGCTTTAAAAGATATAGAAGTAATAAAAGATAAGGTAAGAGCCAATGGAAAGAGTCACTAGAAAAGTATTACAATATATCTCTGATATGGAGAAAAAAGCTAAACAAATGAAGTTTATTAGAGATCTTAAACAAGAGGTTGAAATAAATGGTACAGGCACACATAAATATAGAATTAAATATGGGCCAAACAAAGGGACAGTAACAAAATGATCGAGCATATTGTAGCCCTTTTAATGTTTGTAGGCCCTGATATCAAAGAGCATAGAATACAAATTGATCCAAAAACAGGTAAATCTTCTATGTCAATTTGTTTAAAGCATAAAAGAGAAGCTACTAGATTTCCTAAAGAAAATATAGAATATAAATGTATTAAATCTAAAGCAGAGTTAGAAAAAAATATCGATGGATCTTTTTCTATAAAAGCATTAATACTAGAGTAATGCCTAGAAAAAAAAGACTCAAATTTGTAGCTGAAGTTGTAAATGGAAAGTGTCCAACGTGTGAAGAATTCACAGGATTAGTTTGTATTGAAAAATATTTTTTTAGATGTATGAATTGTGGTGCTGATTTAGAGCAACACGTTAATGGTAAAATAATTTATTTACCTACTATCACAGCACCCAAAGGTGCTAAACCTTTTGTTAGAGAATGGCTAGAAGAAGATGGCGAAAAAGTTTAAAGATCAAGTATCTCACGAACCTATATTTAATAAAACAAATATTGGTAGGCACCCTAGTTTATGTAAGATGAATAAACATAGACGTAGAACCTGGAAGAAGTATCGGGGCCAGGGAAAATAATGAATTTCATATTAGTGCTTTCAATCTGTACACAAATGTACGGAAATTGTTTACCACCTATATCTCACAAAGAAATTTATAATTCACATTTTGAGTGTGCAACCTCTGGTTACAAAATAGCCGAAGAAATGATGCAGCAAATGGGGCAAGATCGTGTCAACAATGACCGAATTGTGATTGGTTTTAAGTGTCAATCTAGATTAGATATTTAAGTTGTCTGCCCGTCCCTAGAAAGGGACGAACAAACAAAAGGTGTGAGAAGAGATCCTCACATTATAATAAAAAAATAACACTTGCAAATTCTTTTTTAATGGGATAAATTCCCACAAATGAGAAGAATAAAAATCAGAAAGGAAACGAATGGCAGATCCAGCTAAGTATAAATCTCTATCAGTTAATAAGGCTGATTGGGAACAATTAGGGACCCTCGCAGTAAAAACTAATAGGACCAGGTCAAAAATGATTGGCAGACTTATTAGATTTTTTTTAGATAACAAAGGTGTGAAAGCAAATGGAAAAGATAAAAATACCAAACAATAGATATATTTGCCCAGAATGTACCGGCAATGGTTACAAAAGAATTGCTAAGAATATGGTTGTTCAATGTGAGAAATGTAAATCACAAGGCGAACTAGAAATGGAAGCGCCTACGATTGAGGAGCTCGATGAGATAGCTCAAAAAGCGAGGCTACAGTGAAAAATCCTGTGGCCAAAGCGCTTCGAACACCCAAATTTAAACCCAAGAAGGTAGAAAGTAAAAAAAAATATAGCAGAAAACCAAAAGTTAATGGTTATTATTATGATGGCTATGAAGATAAATTCACGGTTTTATATGTCGATAAAAAATAAAATAAAATTTAAAAAAAATAATAACGTTTCTGAAAAAGAAGTTGAGTATCAAGGCGGCGGCGCTTATAAAGCTATCATAAAACTTTTCGCTGATCAGTTGGATGATGAGAAGTTTGCTGAACATTGCAAAAAATTTTTCAAAGGTAAAAATGACTGAAGTTGATGCAGCTTACATAGCAGGATTATTTGATGGAGAAGGAAGCATTACTTACAAAAAATATTATGAACGTAAGAAAAAAGGTAACAAAGTTAATCGATACAAATGTTGGCGCATCGTTATGGAGATTTCTATGACTGATAAATTTATAATAGAATGGGTTCACTCTGTTTTAGGATGTGGTACCGTGCGTAAAAAACCTAGAAAAGGTGGCCATAAAATGCAATATCGATGGAGATGTTCTTTTAGAGATGCCTTTCACGTGTGTTGTTTATTATTTCCTTATGCTCAAATTAAATTAGATAAGATCTCAAACATTATAGATCATTATACACCTGATAATCCTATTCCTAGTAACGTTATTGATTTAAAAAAATACAGGGAGCTACACAAATGAGTTGGAGAAACACACAACAACGAATGATTGAAGAGCTTAACACAAAAATTTTTGTCAATGATCCTTGTCGTAAAATTCACGAAGAGTATAGCTCGATGGATATTGAGAATAGTAATTACATACAAGAATTAAAGAATAGAGAACGTTATGGGCCACAAGACTTTGACGGATCGCTGATCGAAAAAAAGAAATATGATTTCTTGGTAACTCAAGGTAAGGTATTAGATAAAATACCGGGCTATGTGTGTAGATTTAATGATAGTTCATATTGGGCCTGGAATTTAAAAAAATTACCCGAGCCTATTTGGTATGAAAAAATGTTACCGGATAATACTCACTTTGGTAATAATACTTTTATACCTAAGATGATTGGTGATTTAAAATTAAAGGATGCAACTAAACTATTATGAGAATTATAATTATTTTAATACTATTAACATCTTGTTCATCGAATAACAAAGTACCTAAACCTATCGGTACGATTTACAAGGTTATAACTGGAGATATAAGATGAAAAGAAATAACTGTTATAAGTACCCCAAGACTCAACGAGAGAAGATAGAAGGTAAACGACACTATGTGTTTGATAAAGAAAAGTTACCAAGTGTTACAACGATCCTGGACATCACACAGCCGGCCGAGAAACGCGAATCGCTAGCCGCTTGGCGTGCTAGGGAGGGAGAGGAGCGTGCAGCGAGGATAATGAGTGAGAGTGCCACGAGAGGCACAGCAATGCATAAGATTCTAGAGAAGTATGTATTAGAAGAAGGTTATTTAGATGAAACCAATGTAGGTAAGCAAGCTCACAATATGGCCTTACAAGTTATTCAAAGAGGATTATGTAATATGACAGAATTTTATGGCACAGAATGTACTTTGTATTACCCAGGATTATATGCAGGCCAAACAGATTTAGTAGGCGTACATAAAAATCAAGACGCCATCATAGACTTCAAGCAAACTAACAAACCAAAACGTAAAGAATGGATTGGAGATTATTGTCTTCAATTAGCAGCTTACGCAATGGCTCATAATATCTTGTTCAACACAAAAATTTCTAAAGGTGTGATTATGATGTGTAGTAAAGATAATTATTATCAGGAATTTGTTATTGAAGGTTTGGAGTTTCAAAAACATATGCATAACTTTTTAAGGAGGGTAGATGAGTATTATAAAACGAGACCAAAGAAGATTGGATAATATAGCCAATACTTATTGGAAGACTAGCGGTGAAGTAAGAGAAATGTGGGGCCGTAAGTGGTATGAATTAATTAGAGTTATATCAAGGAGGATAAATGAGTCTAAGATTGAGAGATCTTCAGCAAGTGCTAGAAAAATTCACTAACGGTAATAAAGGTACATCCATATCAGATTGTTTTATTTATATGGAAAACGATCAAGGTGGTCTAAATGAAATAGGTAAAATAGAATTACAACAAAGCCAATTAATTGGTAAACAAAATAGTTCTGCTGCCTGGAGGGTAGTCTTGAAAAAAGACCCAAGACGGACATTCCTTCAATCAACAACTTACAGGCAAAAGTGATAGAATCCATAATGGATAACGCGCGAATAGGTGCTGACTGGGAGACTAGGAGGCACCTATGTACATAGAATTAGTCAAGTATCCTGACCCTTTATTAAGAAAAGTAAGTGAAGACGTTACTTTTCCACTGGATGATAAAACCAGTAGACTTATTAAATTTATGTATAGAGCTATGTATCAACACCACGGCATAGGATTAGCTGCTGTTCAAATTGGGTATACCAAAAGAATGTTTGTGATGGATACATCTAGAGCAGGAGATAAACCTCAAGTTTTTTTTAATCCAGAAATTGTTAAGAAATCTACTGAAACATTATGTGATAATGAAGGTTGTCTTTCAGCTCCAGGTAAAACAGGAGAAGTTAGAAGAGACCTTAGAATCATTCTAAAGTACAGAGATGAAGAAGGAAAGGAGCAGCAAAAAACATTTTACAATCTAGCAGCCAGGTGCATACAGCACGAACTGGACCATCTAGAAGGTAAATTGTGTATAGACTATGAAAAAGGTGACTATAACGAGCGAAAACATAACGCAGAAGCAATGGTCGAATCTGATTTTAGAACTAAATCTAATTCGTAAAGAGTGGAAGCCTTATGCAACCCTAGATCTAGAAGGATCTGGAGTTAAAAAGATAATCAATTGTGGCACAAATGGGTCAACTATCACATTTTTGACAAAAATGGGTATGAAAAATAGATAGTGTGCCAAGGTAAGTGGAGATCTGGGGGCATTAGTTTTTTTTTCCATCGAAAAAAAGTCGGTGGCACAGTGGCACAGCATACGTTTTTAGACTAGAAGTGTTGGTATAAGCCAATAGTAAGTGTGCCAAGAGAATTTTTTACCGTGGCACAGGTGGCACAGGTTGTTGGTATTGCTAGCTTATTTAAGCAAATGAAAATTTCTACCGTGGCACAGCTTACGTTTTTACCCTACTCGACGCGCGCGACCTTTTTTTTATTTTAGAAAACTTTTTTGCCCAAAAATCTCCCTATACAGTATAAGATAATTATGAGACATCCTAAAAAATCTAAATACAAATGCATTACTATCAAAAAGAAAAGATATTACTTCTATAAAATTACCTGGGCAGATATTACAGGCGATGCAGGGCACGCAGACTTACACACAGCTGAAGGATTTATGCCTTCTATAATGGTAACTCACGCTTATTTGTTAAATAAGGATAAAAAAAACGTAAGAACTTTTGCATCTTATGAAGTAAATGATGAGTTATTTAGTGATAGAAATGTGTTCCCAAAAGGGTGTATAATTAAGATGGAAAAAATAAATGAACAAAACTAAAAACTTTAATCCTACGCTAACAAAAAATATGCCTGACGTAAAATGGAAAGAGATACCACCAGTACGAGGGCCTAACCCACAAGGAGAAACAAATGGCGGAACAATACGAAGGAGTGACAAACAAATGGTCACTAGCCAAAAAATTTCCAAAAAAAATATTTAATAGATTTATTGCTACTCTGAATCAGTATCAGGGTTTGATTCTTCTTTTGATTTTATTGAAGCTTTTGTAGGAGTAACATCCTTCATCTTTTCTTTATAGAAACTATCAAATTCTTTAACTAAATCTTCTTTGGACATAGCATCTATTTCAATGTTTACATTAGTATTAATGTTTTCATTTTTATAGTAACCCATAACTTTACCTCTATTTTCTTCTGCTCTTTGAGCAACAGAATATGTAGAAGGCTGTTCCATAGATACATTTTTAATTTTACCAAGATCTTGCATATGAATAGACTTATTTATTCTAAATCTGTTTTCTTGTTCTTTATCTAGTTTAAGTATGTAATCACAAACTAATGGATACTTTCTAGGATTTGTTAGATCTGATGCTGTAGCTGATGCTCTATTTTTATATCCTGCCTCAAAGGCACATTGAGTCTTGGTTTTTTTACCTCGATCAAAGATATATAATTCAGCAAACTTCTTCTGCCTTCTTGTAAGAGCCGGGGGTCTTCCCATTTTTCTAGGTATTACAGTCTTCATAACTACACTTTTATATCAAATAAAGGTTCATTATGCAAAATAACTTACGTTTTTAGTTACATTAATGTAACGTATATTGTATAAAAATCAGGTGAAATCAGAGAGCAAATTTTGGCAATTAGTTAAGAAGAAAACACCCCTAATTCAGTGGACCAGACTGGAGTCCTGGGCATCCTTTGGTGTTCCAGATTTGTTGGGATACCACGATTCTTGTGGATTCTTTATGGTTGAGCTTAAGGTGATTCGGTCCCCTAAAATATCGTTCAGTCCACATCAAAAATTGTTTCACTTAACC